TTGCTTGACAGCTTCACCGAAAAAATGGCGCGAAATTTTCATTTCGAATATGGAACAGCGCGCGCCTGGGGATCTTTTGGCTATGCTATTGGCGCGTTCTTTGCCGGCATATTTTTTAGTATCAGTCCCCATATCAACTTCTGGTTGGTCTCGCTATTTGGCGCTGTATTTATGATGATCAACATGTGTTTTAAAGATAAGGATCACCAGTGCGTAGCGGCGGATGCGGGAGGGGTAAAAAAAGAGGATTTTATCGCAGTTTTCAAGGATCGAAACTTCTGGGTTTTCGTCATATTTATTGTGGGGACGTGGTCTTTCTATAACATTTTTGATCAACAACTTTTTCCTGTCTTTTATGCAGGTTTATTCGAATCACACGATGTAGGAACGCGCCTGTATGGTTATCTCAACTCATTCCAGGTGGTACTCGAAGCGCTATGCATGGCGATTATTCCTTTCTTTGTGAATCGGGTAGGGCCAAAAAATGCATTACTTATCGGTGTTGTGATTATGGCGTTGCGTATCCTTTCCTGCGCGCTGTTCGTTAACCCCTGGATTATTTCATTAGTGAAGCTGTTACATGCTATTGAGGTTCCACTTTGTGTCATATCCGTCTTCAAATACAGCGTGGCAAATTTTGATAAGCGCCTGTCGTCGACGATCTTTCTGATTGGTTTTCAAATTGCCAGTTCGCTTGGGATTGTGCTGCTTTCAACGCCGACTGGGATACTCTTTGACCACGCAGGCTACCAGACAGTTTTCTTCGCAATTTCGGGTATTGTCTGCCTGATGTTGCTATTTGGCATTTTCTTCTTGAGTAAAAAACGCGAGCAAATAGTTATGGAAACGCCTGTACCTTCAGCAATATAGACGTAAACTTTTTCCGGTTGTTGTCGATAGCTCTATATCCCTCAACCGGAAAATAATAATAGTAAAATGCTTAGCCCTGCTAATAATCGCCTAATCCAAACGCCTCATTCATGTTCTGGTACAGTCGCTCAAATGTACTTCAGATGCGCGGTTCGCTGATTTCCAGGACATTGTCGTCATTCAGTGACCTGTCCCGTGTATCACGGTCCTGCGAATTCATCAAGGAATGCATTGCGGAGTGAAGTATCGAGTCACGCCATATTTCGCTATCAGGATTCTGTGTGATGGTTACATCGCCCGGCCCAGGGCTGTTTAGTCATCAGCGCTTTCTGACAGTGCTGAGATTTCAACCTGTTGCAGTAAAAATGAGTAGATATAAGGCAAGTGTGCTGCCAAACCCATCTTTTACGGGGTGAAGGTAGATTTCGTTTGAAGGGTATCTGGTGTCCCCTGCAGACATCTACTTGAAGCGGCAGGGGATTGATTGGAATGGTGTTTTTTAGATGTGAGAAATATTTTACCCGCTATTTTACCCATTGGCGCGGCTTAAGAGCTTATTTTTGAATTCACAATGGTCACGATATAACCATCTTGCTCGCCCGTGGATAACTTTGGCTTTTGGAAGGTCTCCGGACTTAATCCGAGCATAGATGAAGGTTTTACCGAAGCCAGTATCGGCCATGATGAATTTCAAATCAACCAGTGAATCAGGCTGTAGTTCGTGTTGCATGAGTGCTATCTCCGAATAGGGAATCGAACCTGCAAATCAGGCAATAAAAAACCGCATTGATGCGGCGATGGTATGTCTGGATATCTTGAGAAATGAACAGGCCTCATCGAGTGTGAGGCGGTGTGATTTCTTTATTTCCACTCTTAATGTTTGTCAGTGAATGGTTTCTCCATCTCCATTAATGCCTTATTCATCTCATTTCGTAACTCTATAGCCATCCTGACGGCTTCAACTTGTGCAGGATGTCGGTTAATTGCTGGAGAATATCGTCGGGAACGAAGGATTGAGAAAACAAAGATAATGCAAGCAACTATCTGAATTGCATTGCATGTTATTGATACAATGTGAATTGCAGCCATCTACTACCCAAAATAAAAAACCGCCATCAGGCGGCTTGGTGTTCTTTCAGTTCTTCAATTCGAATATTGGTTACGTCTGCATGTGCTATCTGCGCCCACAGCATCCAGTGGTCATAGCAGTCGCTGATGTTCTCGGCTTCGATAACTCTGTTGAATGGCTCTCCATTCCATTCACCTGTGACTCGGAAGTGCATTTGTGATTTCTCCAAAAGATGCTTGAGTGCGCTTCTTATTCGATTCGCACACCTGGTATTTCGCCTTTTGAAATGGCTAAGTCATAAATTTGCGCAGCACTATACCCATCTCGCATCCATGAATCTAAGGCGCGAACAGCCTCGCTACGCTTTTTATCTTCTCTCTCATTTTTGATATCAACGAGGACATCAACGCAATTAATGCATATGTGGATTTTGTCCTTACATTCGATCATGGCGGCTTTGCCATGATTTCCGCCACACAGTGAGCATAAATCTTCAGGGTCTGGCTGGTATTTCTGTAACGTTAGAGGGTTTAATGTTGAACAGACCATAATCATCTCCATAAAACAAAACCCGCCGTAGCGAGTTCAGATAAAAGAAATCCCCGTCAGTGCGAGGATTGTTAGTTGCGCTCTGCTGCTGCCTTAGCCATTACCATATCCACCAAACTTCACCAGACATGATTCTCGCAATCACTATCATCACCAAAGTGATAATCACAACTTTAACTGGCGGCATCATTCACCATCCTGCTCCGGCGGTTCAGGAATCGCCATCCATCTGATTACATCGCAATTACGTAGGCTGATGTCATCTCCAAGCCATCCTTGACCTTCAGACCAGCATTGCACGTAATACCCGTCTGCGGCGTCAACTACGCACCACTGCGCGTCGTTCGGCATTCGCTCACTACAGCTTATCCAACCATCCGGAGTTACCGGATAGTTGCCGGGTTCTTTAATGTGCAAGCGAGGCTCACCATCTTTTGGCTCAGGCCACTGGCGCTCCATGTTGATCTTCAATTTATCTTCCATAGCAGCGGTAATTTCAGCATCGCTGATGCCAGCACGGCGCTGTGCATCCCACAACAGAAACTGCATATCAGCCCACTCGCTAAGATCGTCTGGTTCGGCTGCGGCTTCCAGTGCCTCTTTTGAGAGATGTTTCAGCGGACCAATGGGGCCAACGCAGCCAAATGTGGAGTCAGACCATTTGGCATGCTCGTGGCGAATCTGTTCGCGTTCCAGTGATGCCAGTGCAATTCGTGCCAGTTCCATTTGTTCGCCACGAGTAAGTCCGTTATCAAGCGGATTTTTAATGAATAATTTGATACGTTCTTTGGTTATAGCGCTCATATCACTCTCCTTTGATGCGAATGCCAGTAGCGCGGATTGCATCGATGACTTCAGAAACTTTGTATGCCATTACCGTTTGGTAATCCTCGTTAAAATCTGTTCGATGAAGCATACTGCTACGTTCCGGGAGCAGTATTTCCCGCGCTTCCAGTTCAGCAATGCGCTTACTTCCATCCGAGATTACTCCCTCGTAATATTCACGCTGCTCGTTGAGTTTTGATTTTGCCAACTCCAGTTGCTTTGTTAGTTCCGCAATACGGCAAACATCGTTGATACGCGTTTCCTCTAATGCGTTGAGATCACCCAGCAGCGCCAGCACAATCGATGGTGTTACCAGCTCATGGAAAAGGTCCGCGTCAAATCCCCAGTCGTCATGCATTGCCTGCTCTGCCGCCTCACGCAGTACCTGATAGTCAATATCGCTCACTGGTTGCCTCCTTTGCTCGCTGATTCCACTCTGCTCTAACCTCTGAATAAAAAATCGCGCAGTCATTTCCAGGCGCTGCATATTTGCTACCAGATTGAGCGCGACACGTACCGCATCGAACGAAATAGAATCGACCGCCAGAGCCATATTCAGGGTGATCTGCTTCGCTGGCAACGTGCGCTGCACCGCCACAGAATGGACATGGTAGTAGGTTGCTCATGAATGCACTCCCTTGTGAAGCTGTTCCGCACAATGCAGCAGGGCGTCAGTCGCCTCTTTCACCGTAACGCAGTCGCCATCGTCCAGCCCGGACACCGACGCGTGCTTAACGAACGCCGCGCAAAGGTCATCAAACGCCTTAGCCCGGACTTCAGCCAGGAAAGCATCGGTGGCTGGGGTGTCTGATTGCATAGACTTTGCGCGATAATCATTCCACCCTCTTGCATATATGGGATTAACTTGCACCCCATCTTTTACGCAATATGCCTGCCCTCCACGGTTGATAACCTTGATTTCGTCCATAGCGCCAGACTTCAGCCCCGCATTCTCCGCCGCCAGCGCCGAAAACTTCTCGTGTGCCAACTTAACAGCCGCATCAGCCTGCTTAATTGACTCAATCGCTTTCTGGTGGTCTTCGGACAGAGCCGAAATCTTGGCCTCCGCTTCAGCAAATTTACGCACCAGATATTCACCGTTTGTTTCGTTAACCTTTAAATCTCGTGGGATGCATTGACCTTTCAGAAAACCATCCATCTCAATTAGTGACATTTGTTTCATTTCTTCCCACTCCGCAACATCGCATTCAGATATTTGTTTTGATTCACTGATGGAAAAGAATTTCTCTTAAGCAATTCCTCTCTCGATGGCATTGGCTTTACGCGTTGGAGAATAATCATTTCTGCCGGAAGAATGCCGGGATTGTATGCAAGTCCTCTCATGATTTACTCTCCACGAACTGGTCAATAGCCATGCTAAGTGACACACCTAAAGTCTCGATATGTTGCTGAATATCCTGTAGCGTCTGCGCCTGAGATAACAGGATTTCACGGTTGCATAATTCTTTAACCAGATGCTCAAACTTGCTGTAATAACCGATACGGCTTAGTGTTTCTTTCCCTGCATTCTCGCCTTCTTTTATAATTCCTCTTTCGCTAAGAATCAGATCGTGTTTGGTTCCGGTAATAACGTATTTTCCGAGGTCGATGTTTAGCTTCATTGTTTTCATTGTTAATTCCTCAGTCATTACTGATAGCGCCATAGCGTGAGCGGTAATTACGCAGGCGCGGGTCAATTTCAGGGAAGTGGGTATATGTGGCTTTGCGGAATGGTCGGATTGATGTCTGGTAAATTCGCTCGCGTTCTTCTTTCTCTGCAAGCCATATACAGTGGCGAAATTCCTTTTCCTCTTTCGTTTCCTGCGGTAGCGACATTATCCGATCGTAGTTTTTTCTGAATTTATCCAGCACCTCCGATACGGAATTGCCGGAACAGCGGCGCGCGTCATCCGCACCATACAAAGGCGCTGGCATGTTTTTCTCCTGATTAAATTGCGTGAATAGCGTGACGAGGGAAGGGGAGAGTTACTGGTGCAAAGGGTATATCGTCGTCAAAATCCATCGGAGGTTCGTTGTGTTGTGCTGGTGATGATTGCTGCTGTGGCTTCTGTGATTGCCTGCTGGCTGCTTGTTGTTTGCTGTCGCCAATGCCGCCAAGCATTTGCATCACGCCATTAATTCCGACATGAACCTCGGTTGTGTAACGGTCTTGCCCTGACTGGTCTTTCCACTTTCTGGTTCTCAGCATTCCCTCGAAATAAATCTGATCACCTTTTTTCACATACTGCCCCACGACCTCAGCCAGTTTCCCGGATACAGCAACACGATGCCATTCAGTCAATTCCTTTTGCTCGCCAGTATTTTTATCTCGCCATTGTTCTGACGTGGCTATTGTCAGGTTAGCGAACGCTGTTCCTGATGGTGAGTATCGAACTTCCGGGTCTTGTCCTACCCGACCAAGGATAATCACCTTATTTATCCCGCGAGAACTCATTTGCTCCACCTCTTGCCAGTTTTTATGTTGCTTATAATTGATTGAGATACACCCATGTCTTTTGCTATCTTGTACTGACTCTCTTTTTCAGAGAGTCTTTTCCTAATTTCTATAACCTGCCACTCTGTTAATTTTGCACCATGATGAGCATGACCTTTCTTGGCTCCACGATGCCTTCCTTTTGCTATCTTGTCGTCCATATTTTCTTGCGCGCTACCTAAAAAGAGATGTTCAGGATTAACGCAGCATGGGTTATCGCATTTGTGGCAAACCATCTTCCCAGATGGAATGGGGGAGTGATAAAGCTCAAAAGCAACCCGATGAGAAAGCATTGTTACGCCAAAGGCTACAAATTTTGTGTATCCTCCTTTGTTTTTTGAATAGGTAGACTCCCAGCATCCTGTTGTTTCATTAACTTTGTAGCTGGACTCGAATCTTTTAATAATTCCGTCCAAGTGAGACATTTATGCCGCCTGTTTTAGTTCGTTAACTCTGATGTTCATTACCTGAACGCATTTAGCCTGCGCCTCCTCGTTGCCAGCCATTAATTGCCAGTCACGCTGATAACGCTCGATGAGTTTTTTCTTGTCAGTTTCTGTTGACGCATAATCGCTGAAGTCTTTCAGGATTTGTTCGCAGTCAACCGATGGAGATTTCTGGTTGGTATTTTCTGGTGATGGTTTGTTATCTGATGCTGGGATTGCCCAGCCCGGCAGCGATGGAGGGAGCCAGTAAAATCCTGTTCCATCCTTCAGTTTTGCCCTGTGCCACCCCTGCTTTTTATCGAGAGATGTTTGTGCGAAACCTTCCTCAAGGTTATACAGATACCGACCGATTCCCCATTGAACGGCAGCGCGCTTCATTGCACCGGAACGACCACCTTTGACGGCTTCTACCTGCGTGTTTTCAGCAGCATCCCATTTGGTTACCCATTCGGAATCAATCTTTATTGATATGCCGCATTCAACGCCGCCGTTGTTGGGAATATCGCGGTATTCATTGCGCCATCCTGCTTTGCCGCAAACATCGTCCAGGCGTTTCATGATTGCCCGGTTCGTTACATAAGCCAGCACCATAGCCCACACCTTGCCATCGCGTGTTTTACCGCTTTGCTGTATTCGCCATTCGATATCTTCAGGGCTGAATGGCTCATCGAATTTATTCAAATTCATAATTCACCTCAGAATGGACATGGCCCAAGGAAATAACGCTGATTTAATACTTCAGTCTTTGCCGCATTTAAAAATACGCGAACACCTTCACGATCTCCCTTCTGGCGATACATTAACGCCTGCTGCGTGTACATGCGTCTCTGTAACTTGCTCTCCTTCACTGTGGTTGCAAGTGACATGCATATCTCCTTCGTTACCGATTAAATCTTTCATCTGACGAATGAATTCTTCGTCTGACCAGTTATCTGTAAAACTCATGGACGGCCTTGTTGTTTCAAAATATCCCAAAGCTTTTCGAGCAAACTTTTCATTCTTGGTTGTTTAAAGTCTGCTCCGGTTAAAATATTTTTTCGTGAATGCTGTACCGATAAAATCGGGTTGAAAGGGCGAACCGATGCCGCCCCTGCAATAGCGAACTGTTGCATAGGATGCTCCTTCTGTTTGATTGCATAACGAAAACGCCTCGAGTGAAGCGTTATTGGTATGCGGTAAAGCCGCGCTTAGGCGGCTGATGTTTCTTCTTTCAGGCTTTCGAGATATTTACGTGGGTCGTCGTAACATTGGCATTCGCTGTACCAATCCACCCAGCGATCAGTAAGCCCCATCTCTGATAAATCTTCATCGGTAAGGCTCTCATCCCACATCTCAAGGCCGTTAGCATTGCAGTAATCAGGCTTGATGTTGTTGTCATACTGAAAGGCGTCATAATCAGCCAGTGCGTCCATCAGGCGAACACCCTCTTCAACACTTGCCACTTCTACAATGAACGGCTTCATAGGTACTTGCGGGATATGCCAGACACGTAATTTCATATATCCTCCATCAAAAAAATTGCCCTCACACTGGAGGGCAAAGAAGATTTCCAATAATCAGAACAAGTCGGCTCCTGTTTAGTTACGAGCGACATTGCTCCGTGTATTCACTCGTTGGAATGAATACACAGTGCAATGTTTATTCTGTTGTTTATGCCAAAAATAAAGGCCACCATCAGGCAGCCTTGTTGTAAATGTTGCAGGTATCAAGTAAGTAATTAGATGGAGCGCCATAAATTATGAATTCATCGTTTGTCGGGTCCATCTCCATCTCTTGGCCTATTGCCATTCTTGCGTCAGTGTCGTCAGCGGCGAAGCATAAAACAGCCCACGCACCCATTGTTTTAAAAAGAACTGCAATTGGCTGTGGTTTTACTGAATTTGCGTTAGCGCGAAAATCACAAATCGCACTTTCATGAAACTCCATATCTCACCTCAAATAAGTGGTTTGCTGCCAAAACAATGAACCATCCGGAAATTCCAGATAGTTCATAATTCACTCTTCAATACTTCCAACTTACTAATCGCCGATAGATATCCGCGCTGATAGGGCATCATCATTCCTTCGAGCTTGCCACTTCTTAACTCCTCCCTGAGCAATTGTATTGCTTGATCAATAACCTCTGCCTTAGCGTCCTTTATGGCTTGCTTTCGGGGCTTTGCTTTCTGCTTTGACAGATTTCTCAAGCATGATGGAATGTATGTCTGATTCATCACTTACCTCGCTGTAACCTGCTTACTTGTACGATGACCAGCTGCGAAAAGCGCAACTTCTGGCAGGCAGACAGTACCACCTTCAACTTCCTTCTGAAGCGTTCCGGCAAGCGAAATGGCTTTTGTTACGCGTGTACTGCATGTGCTATTTGCTACCCGGCGCGAAAGAGAAGCGTCCTGCATTGCCTGCTCACGTTGAGCCTGTCTGCGTGCTCTGCGGCGATTTCTGGCGTTATCGTCAGCCAGATATGTAATGACTACTGTCATGTTGACCTCCGATGATTGACTTTGGCGGTGACGCGCCGGGTGCTTATCTTCCGGTTGCCGTCGTGCAGCTGCACTTCACGTCACCCCAAAGCCAACTACTCTTTGGTTCCCGCATTTCGGCGGGACAATCCCATCAATGTTAAAGAGCCTGCCAATCTGTTCCGTTTGGCTTCCAGCGTCCTGCTGATGGCTAAAGAATACTGTAGGTATTTTATTGTGTAAATACCCAAGGTATTTATTTTTGATGAAATAATGATAAGCAAATGAATACAAAGGATATTTATTTTTTCGGTGTCTGCTTGTTCAGTGCTTTTTATGCGGGATATGTGAAGTGGATCCCGATAGCTATTGCTGCCGGGATTATAGGTTAGTCAGCGAAGGTTAAGACGAGAATTACCTTAATGATGTCTGCTACAACAGACACGGCCATAGATAAACCAAAGACGATCCAAGCCACAGTGATGTCTTCACTACCATCGTATAGAGTTCCGTAATCACTGGTGTAAGGCGTAAATGTCGCGCCTTGATACAATAGGTATAAGCTTGATCCATAGAGGATAAATGCAGATATCCCTTGTATTGCTATGATCACCAGAATCATGAAACGAGCTGATCTATGCGCCCAAGCCTGGCTTATTTTTTCTGATAGAGATTTCGCAATAAAAGCATGCGCTAAGCCGTAAATTGTCGAGATTGCCAACATCCCAAAAAAGCTTGCTATAGCGGTTCCAACCATAATCGCCCCTTGCGTGATCAAACCAGCCTTAGTTTTGTCTCAATTGCAACGCCTATAATCTTGCAGTTTCCATTGATTGGCACGAGAGGCCATGCAGGATTAAGTCCCTTGAGGTATTTATTTCCGCCGTCGATTATCAGCTTCTTGAATGTTGCTTCGTTAGAGTCAGAAAGTTTTGCTATGACCAAGCTGCCGTTGATCGCCTCCCTTCCGGTATCGAAAAGAACGAATGTTCCCTCTGGAATGCTTAACCCAACCGGTGCCGTCATTGAATCACCTTCCACTTTAAGCCAGAACGCATTACCTTGAATATGCGCGTCAGACTCAAGCCAAACATCTATGTCTTTAATGGTGTATGGTTCGCATGCTTCACACCACGAGCCAGCCTGGATACTGCTTAACACCGGATACCTCTTTCCTGCTCTGTATTCCCCTGCATACCTTACGTTGGCATCGCTCTTAAGGCTTTCTGCCTGTTCTGCAACCTTGGCAGCAATTGACTGGCTAAAATCAGCAATTGAGACTTGCAACAGCCGTGCAAAACCAGATGCAACCTCAACGTTTAGCGCGTTTCTGCCATTAAGATAATGCCCTACCGCTCCTTGGGTGATACCCAGTTCATCAGCGATTGAGTATTGGGTTATTCCCAATTCTTTCTTTTTTGACTCATACAAAGCCTTAAGACGCTTAGCGTCTTCGAGCTGTTCTGTCGTCAGTGATTTTTTATTTTCCATAGCTTAATTCTAATAGCTAAGGTACTTAAACTAAAAATACCCTAAGTATTGATTACTTTGAATACCTGTAGTATTCTTTGTTCATGGTTAATAACGGAGAGTGCATATGATTCGAATGACACTTGCCGATTACGCCAAAATCCATGGACAGGCTAAAGCAGCCAGTGACTTTGGTGTAATCCAGTGCGCTATCAGCAAGGCCATTCTGGCAGGCCGTAACATCATGGTTACGGTAAAGCCTGATGGCAGTGTGATTGGAGAGGAAGTTCGTCCTTTCCCAAGCAACAAGAAAAACAAATAGTAACACCGCTCTTTAACAGTCATGGTCCTCATTCCCGCCGAAATGCGGGAATACAACGCGCATAAGTTGATGCGCATAACTTCTTATTTGTTAAGGAAATACTTACATATGGAACTTACAAGTACTCGCAAGAAAGCGAATGCAATTACAAGCAACATCCTGAATCGAATTGCTGTACGTGGTCAGCGAAAGGTTGCTGATGCATTAGGGATCAATGAATCGCAAATTTCGCGATGGAAAGACAGCTTTATCCCAAAGATGGCCATGCTTCTGGCTGTGCTGGAGTGGGGTGTTGAAGACGAGGAATTAGCGGAGCTGGCAAAGAAAGTAGCCATGGTGCTGACAAAAGAAAAGCCTCAAGACTGCTGCAACAGTTTTGAGGCCTGATGTAGAAAGACTGGATCAATCCACAGGAGTAATTATGACAAAACAACTCAGTCCTTACCAGGACAAAATTCACAAACACATACTACGTGATCGCTTCCTGTCCAGCTTCAAGCAGCCTGGTCGATTCCGGGCTGAGTTGGAAAAAGTGAAGCTGATGCAGAAGGAGAAAGGTCATGAGTAATCTTGCAACCGTAACACATTTAAGGCCTTCACAACGGCCTGTGGAGCGTCGTGTGGCAGAAGTTGAAGATGGTTATACCCGTCTTGCAAATGCCCTGTATGAAGAGCTTATCGGCGCAGATTTAACGAAAAATCAGAGCAAGGTTGCCCACGCCATATGCCGTAAAACATACGGCTACGGTAAAAAGATGGATCGCATCTCTGATAGTCAGTTAGCTCAAATTACCAGGCTGCCAAGACAGAAGGTAAACAAGGCCAAGAATGAGCTTATCGCGATGAAGGTTATCCTTCGCGAAGGACAGCAAATCGGGCCTAACAAGAACATCGAGGAATGGCAAATCGAAGGGTGTCACTACTCTGGTGATAATGTCACTGCATTGGTGACAAAAAGTGTCACCAAAACGGTGACAGCGCTGTCACCAAAACAGGGACACACAAAAGAAACTATTACAAAAGAAAAAAGAAATAATAAAAACACTATGTCCGAAAGTGTTCGGACGGAGTGTGAAAAATCATCTGACCGTCACGAAGAAACCGACAAGGCATTCGAGGAAATATTCTGGTGTGCAGGCATGCGGAAGGCCGGGAAGAAAAACGCAGCTTCGGCATTCAGAACACAGTTCAGGGAATGGCGTAAAACTACCAGGGGTACGGCAAGCGAGTTTGCCACGATGCTGGCAGAAGACATCGCATGCAGGAATGGTAAGCAGTTCGGATTCGACAGGTTGTTACCATCGAGCTACCTGAACGGTCAGCGCTGGAACGACGAAAAGCCAGAAACCATTCAACCACAATCCAAACCATCATCCGCAATCACCGTATCGAAAACTGGCTACGTGTTTTTCGACAGGTGAACCATGAAATCAAAAATCAAATCGTTACTGGTCGCTGGTTATAACCACGGCTGGTTAAGTATTTCGTTTGTCGATTTCTGGTTTAAAAATCTCAATCTGAGGGAATCATGAGGCCAAGTGAACTTAGCGACCTGCTTTGGGCGCAGGTTGACAGGGTGGCTCCGCACCTGTTGCCAAACGGCAAGAAAGAGGGGCATGAGTGGGTTGCCGGTAACGTCAACGGTGACAAGGGAAACAGCCTTAAGGTCAACCTTAGCGGCAAGAAAAAATGGGCTGATTTCGCTGAGGGAGACGGCGGTGACATGCTTGATTTGTGGATGGCATGTCGTGGAATTAACCTGCATCAGGCTATGCAGGAAGCGAAAGCATTTCTCGGTATCAAGGATGACGATCACCATTTCGATGCCAAACGTGAGAAGAAATTCTCCAGACCTGATCGCAAGAAAATCGCCCGCTACGTTACCAGAACAGAATCCCATCTTGAGTACCTGCAATCGCGTGGCATATCGCCAGAAATCGTAAAGCGCTACGAGGTTGTCAGCGGCAAGGTGTGGAATGGAGAACGAGAACTTGATGCACTGGTGCTTCCGTACAAACGCGATGGTGAGTTGTTGCAGGTCAAGCGAATCAGCACTGAGCGCCCGGACGGGAAGAAAGTCATTATGGCAGAAGGTGATTGCGAACCTTGTCTGTTCGGATGGCAGGCTCTGGACGCTGGCGTGAGGGCGGTTGTACTTTGCGAAGGCGAAATTGATTGTATGAGCTATGCGCAATACGGCATCTCGGCGTTATCCGTGCCGTTTGGTGGCGGGAAAGGCGCTAAGCAACAGTGGATTGAGTTTGAGTATCACAACCTCGACAGGTTTGAGGAAATATTCATCTCGATGGACGTTGATGATGTTGGTCGTGAAGCCGCAAGGGAAATCGCAAGCCGACTCGGTGAACATCGTTGCCGTCTTGTTACTCTGCCGTACAAAGACATCAACGAATGCCTGATGAACGGTGTTACCGAGGATGAAATCTGGCAGTACATCGGCACGGCATCCTACTTCGATCCTGAAGAACTCTACAGCGCGCGAGAGTTTTACCAGGACACTATCAACGCTTTCTACGGCAAGCAGCAGTATCTGTTTAATCCACCGTGGGAATCTCTCGCAGATAAATTCCAGTTCCGTGAGGCCGAGTTGACGCTGGTCAATGGTGTGAACGGTCACGGAAAAACGGAGGTTGTCGGGCATATGGCACTTGAGGCAATGCGTCAGGGTGTGAAGACGTGCATCGCGTCACTTGAGCTGAAGCCAGGCATTCTCCTTAAGCGACTTACCCGTCAGGCAACGTGCTGCAAGATGCCGCCAGTGCTGGAAATTGACTCTGCATTTAAATTTTATGACGAAAGACTTTGGGTGTTTGGCCTGACCGGAACGGCGAAAGCCGACAGGCTGATCGAAATATTCGACTACGCTCGCCGCCGATACGGCATCCAGTTATTCATCATCGACAGCCTGATGAAATGTGGCATAGGCGACGATGACTATAACGGGCAGAAGGCGTTTGTTGACTCGATTTGCGACTTCAAAAACAAAACAAACTCCCACGTCATTCTCGTTACTCACTCGCGAAAAGGAGACAGCGAAGAAAAACCAACCGGGAAAATGGACGTAAAAGGCTCTGGAGCGATAACAGACCTGACAGACAACCTTTTCATCATCTGGCGTAACAAGGCTCGCGAGAGAGCGTTACAGAGAGTTCAGAGTGGTGAAAAGATGTCAGAGAAGGACGAACAGCTACTGGCATCTCCGGCATCTGTTTTGATGCTTGAAAAACAACGTAACGGTGAAGGTTGGGAAGGTGGTGTCCCGTTGTTCCTTGACGAGCAATCGCACCAGTTCCTGCAACTTGAATCAGGATCGCCATATAGCTACATCGCCAATATGCCGAAATCGGAATATGACGAGGCGTGGCGACAGGAAAACGTGACAGAGTATTAAATGACCATCTACATCACTGAGCTAATAACAGGCCTGCTGGTAATCGCAGGCCTTTTTATTTGGGGGAGAGGGAAGTCATGAAAAAACTAACCTTTGAAATTCGATCTCCAGCACATCAGCAAAACGCTATTCACGCGGTACAGCAAATTCTTCCAGACCCAACCAAACCAATCGTAGTAACCATTCAGGAACGCAACCGCAGCTTAGACCAAAACAGGAAGCTATGGGCCTGCTTAGGTGACGTCTCTCGTCAGGTTGAATGGCATGGTCGCTGGCTGGATGCAGAAAGCTGGAAGTGTGTGTTTACCGCAGCATTAAAGCAGCAGGATGTTGTTCCTAACCTTGCCGGGAATGGCTTTGTGGTAATAGGCCAGTCAACCAGCAGGATGCGTGTAGGCGAATTTGCGGAGCTATTAGAGCTTATACAGGCATTCGGTACAGAGCGTGGCGTTAAGTGGTCAGACGAAGCGAGACTGGCTCTGGAGTGGAAAGCGAGATGGGGAGATCGGGCTGCATGACTATCAAATCAAATACGCCAGCACACGACAAGGACTGCTGGCAAACGCCGCTTTGGCTTTTTGATGCACTGGATATTGAGTTTGGATTCTGGCTGGATTCGGCAGCGAGCGACAAAAATGCTCTGTGTGCTCACTGGCTAACTGAGGCCGACGACGCGCTCAATTCTGAGTGGGTAAGCCACGGTGCAATCTGGAATAACCCACCGTACAGCAATATCAGGCCGTGGGTGGAAAAAGCCGCTGAGCAGTGCATACAACAGCGACAGACGGTAGTTATGCTTGTGCCAGAGGATATGTCAGTCGGATGGTTCAGCAAGGCTCTGGAGAGTGTCGACGAAGTTCGCATTATCACTGATGGACGGATTAATTTTATCGAACCATCGACAGGGTTGGAGAAGAAGGGAAACAGCAAAGGCTCCATGCTGCTGATTTGGCGACCGTTCATCAGTCCTCGACGGATGTTTACTACCGTATCCAAAGCGGCATTGATGGCGATCGGGCAGGGTGTCAGGAGGGCGGCATGAGGCGACAGCGACGAAGTATCACCGACATAATCTGCGAAAACTGCAAATACCTTCCAACGAAACGCTCCAGAAATAAACGCAAGCCAATCCCAAAAGAATCTGACGTAAAAACCTTCAACTACACGGCTCACCTGTGGGATATCCGGTGGCTAAGACATCGTGCGAGGAAATGACAATGGATTATTCACAGTTAAGTGATTTTGAAATTAACAAGCGAGTGGCAATTTGCTGTGGATTTACTCCCGAAGATTGCGAAATCGCAAAGTTGGGAACATCAATCGTTGGTGTTGAGTGGGATGACGAAACTGGTTATGCAATAAAAACGGTTGATTACTGTAAAAGCCCATCAGACGCAGAGCCGATTATCGTAGAGAACAGAATTGGCATTATTCCAGCGCCAGAAAATGGATTATGGAAGGCAGCGCATAGAAAAGTTGGCAGTGATAGTACCCCATATCATATGACTCAAGATGAAAACCCACTCCGCGCCGCCATGATTGTCTTTCTCATGATGCAGGACGCCAATAATGCTTAGCCCATCCCAATCCCTTCAATACCAGAAAGAAAGCGTCGAGCGAGCTTTAACGTGCGCTAACTGCGGTCAGAAGCTGCATGTGCTGGAAGTTCACGTGTGTGATCACTGTTGCGCAGAACTGATGAGCGATCCGAATAGCTCAATGTACGAGGAAGAAGACGATGGCTAAACCAGCACGAAGACGATGTAAAAACGGTGAATGTCGGGAATGGTTTCACCCTGCATTCGCTAATCAGTGGTGGTGCTCTCCAGAGTGTGGAACAAAGATAGCACTCGAACGACGAAGTAAAGAACGCGAAAAAGCGGAAAAAGCAGCAGAGAAGAAACTACGACGAGAGGAGCAGAAACAGAAAGATAAACTGAAGATTCGAAAACTCGCCTTAAAGCCCCGCAGTTACTGGATTAAACAAGCCCAACAAGCCGTAAACGCCTTCATCAGAGAAAGAGACCGCGACTTACCATGTATCTCGTGCGGAACGCTCACGTCTGCTCAGTGGGATGCCGGACATTACCGGACAACTGCTGCGGCACCTCAACTCCGATTTGATGAACGCAATATTCACAAGCAATGCGTGGTGTGCAACCAGCACAAAAGCGGAAATCTCGTTCCGTATCGCGTCGAACTGATTAACCGCATCGGGCAGGAAGCAGTAGACGAAATCGAATCAAACCATAGCCGCCATCGCTGGACTATCGAAGAGTGCAAGGCGATCAAGGCAGAGTACCAACGGAAACTCAAAGACCTGCGAAATAGCAGAAGTGAGGCCGCATGACGTTCTCAGTAAAAACCATTCCAGACATGCTCGTTGAAGCATACGGAAACCAGACAGAAGTAGCACGCAGACTGAAATGTAGTCGCGGCACGGTAAGAAAATACGTTGATGATAAAGACGGGAAAATGCACGCCATCGTCAACGACGTTCTCATGGTTCATCGCGGATGGAGTGAAAGAGATGCGCTATTACGAAAGAATTGATGGCAGCAAATACCGAAATGTTTGGGTAGTTGGCGATCTGCACGGATGCTACACGAACCTGATGAAAAAACTGGAGACGATAGGATTCGACACCAAAAAAGACCTGCTTATCTCGGTGGGCGATTTGGTTGATCGCGGTACAGAGAACGTCGAATGTCTGGAATTAATCACATTCCCCTGGTTCCGAGCTGTACGTGGAAACCATGAGCAAATGATGATTGATGGCTTATCAGAGCGTGGAAACGTCAATCACTGGCTGTTTAATGGCGGTGGCTGGTTCTTTAATCTCGATTACGACAAAGAAATTCTGGCTAAAGCTCTTGCCCATAAAGCAGGTGAACTTCCGTTAATCATCGAACTGGTGAGCAAAGGTAAAAAATATGTCATCTGCCACGCCGATTATCCTTGTGATAAATACGAGTTTGGAAAGCCAGTTGATCATCAGCAGGTAATCTGGAACCGCGAACGAATCAGCAACTCACAAGACGGGATCGTGAAAGAAATCAAAGGCGCGGACACGTTCATCTTTGGTCATACGCCAGCAGTGAAACCACTCAAGTTTTCCAACCAGATGTATATCGATACCGGCGCAGTGTTCTGCGGAAACCTCACATTGATTCAGGTACAGGGAGAAGGCGCGTGGGCATAAGAGAAATAAACCTCACCAAAGAACAGCACGATTGGCTGAATGGCTGGCTTGAACTGTGGGGCGCATGGGTTTATTCAGGTCGTCTGGAAAAGCGCATGAGCAGCGTAATAGCGAAGTTCATGGAGAGCGTAGAGCCGGGAAGAGTTATGACAAGGCCAATGTGCAATGATGATGATGGAATGTTGATTTCTCAGGTCGTCGATTCCGTCATGTGCATTGACAAGAAAGCCTTTGGCATCCTCCTCAGCTACTACGCTCATGGTTCATCTAAGCGAGCAATTGCATCCTACTATCACGCGACTGCAAAGCCACGCAAGATGTGTGGACGTGGTGGCGAGGGATGGAGAAAACCTTCACTGGCAACCTGTAGAAACGAAATTGACGACATCCTGAAAGCGTCGTTATTTGTTTTGTACCAGCCAATGCAAAATGCTTTCAAAATGCGTAAACGTGTTGAGAAAGTTAAGCATGTTGCTGTTAAAAGCCTTGACATGCAATTATCCATTTAGCCATAATTAGAAGGTAAGCTGCCGTTAGTGACTCTTAAGTTGCAACGGTGGCTTTTTTGTTTGCACAACAGGTAAGAGCATTGAACCCGCAGACCTCGCGGAATTGGTGAAAGGTGCCGCGCAGTACTCTTATCGTTGTGGTGAATACGCAGGCTGATGCGTTAATCAGGTGAACGAGACACCCGCCGGTCCGTGATATGGCACACCGTGCCGGTCATATCTGCCGCGGTTAGGTTTACGAGGATTTCGTAAAGCTGGTCTAGGGTGAAGCCGTGAAAGCGGAGGAAGTAAAACGAGGCGTCGGTACACGCCTATCGTCATTAAGTCGGAGTTCAGCACCGACCGCCACAACCCAAACTGAGCCGTAGCCACTGGCTATCCTGAACTCATCAGTGATAGTTATGCTGCGGCCTTCTACATATGATCTTCGTGAAAGCGGGTGGAAGGAGGTCGCGCTAACAACCTCCTGCCGTTTTGCCCGTGCATATCGGTCACGAACAAATCTGATTACTAAACACAGTAGCCTGGATTTGTTCTATCAGTAATCGACCTTATTCCTAATTAAATAGAGCAAATCCCCTTATTGGGGGTAAGACATGAAGATGCCAGAAAAACATGACCTGTTAGCCGCCATTCTCGCGGCAAAGGAACAAGGCATCGGGGCAATCCTTGCGTTTGCAATGGCGTACCTTCGCGGCAGATATAATGGCGGTGCGTTTACAAAAACAGTAATCGACGCAACGATGTGCGCCATTATCGCCTGGTTCATTCGTGACCTTCTCGACTTCGCCGGACTAAGTAGCAATCTCGCTTATATAACGAGCGTGTTCATCGGCTACATCGGTACTGACTCGATTGGTTCGCTTATCAAACGCTTCGCTGCTAAAAAAGCCGGAGTAGAAGATGGTGGAAATCAATAATCAACGTAAGGCGTTCCTCGATATGCTGGCGTGGTCAGAGGGAACTGATAACGGACGACAGAAAACCAGAAATCATGGTTATGACGTCATTGTTGGCGGAGAGCTATTCACTGATTACTCCGATCACCCTCGCAAGCTTGTCACGCTAAACCCCAAACTCAAATCAACAGCCGCCGGGCGTTACCAGCTTCTTTCCCGTTGGTGGGATGCCTATCGTAAGCAGCTTGGCCTGAAAGACTTCTCTCCGAAAAGCCAGGACGCTGTGGCACTGCAACAGATTAAAGAACGTGGCGCTTTACCGATGATTGATCGCGGTGATATTCGTCAGGCAATTGACCGTTGCAGCAATATCTGGGCTTCACTTCCGGGCGCTGGTTATGGTCAGTTCGAGCATAAGGCTGACAGCCTGATTGCAAAATTCAAAGAGGCAGGCGGAACGGTCAGAGAGATTGAGGTATGAGCAAAGTAACCGCGATTATCTCCGCTCTGGTTATCTGCATCATCGTTTGCCTGTCATGGGCTGTTAATCATTACCGTGATAACGCCATGACCTACAAAGAGCAGCGCGATAAAGCCACATCCATCATCGCTGATATGCAGAAGCGTCAACGTGATGTAGCAGAACTCGACGCCAGATACACAAAGGAGCTTGCTGATGCTAACGCGACTATCGAAAGTCTCCGTGCTGATGTTTCTGCTGGTCGTAAGCGCCTGCAAGTCGCCGCCACCTGTGCAAAGTCAACGACCGGAGCCAGCAGCATGGGCGATGGAGAAAGCCCAAGACTTACAGCAGATGCTGAACTCAATTATTACCGTCTCAGAAGTGGAATCGACAGGATAACCGCGCAGGTTAACTACCTGCAGGAATACATCAGGACGCAATGCCTTCGATGATAGCGATAATTTTACTCATCATCCTTCACATCTGGCTCTGTAGACAGGGTGGTGATCACTTCTGGAGTAAATCCAGATTAAACATCTCATTGCTGATGCTTGATATTGAGCATCTGGCGCGCGGTAAGGGGCTGCGTTGAGATAAGAGCCAGTCATCACAAACACCAGGATTTAGCCCCGCATTCGCGGGGCTTTTTATATCTGAATTTCACAGCGCATCTCACGCGCATATTAACGAGAGCCTTTCAGTAAGCGAGCCTGAGAAATGCCGTTATAGGTGGCGACCTCTCTCGGGCGGCTTTTCTGTGAGACAGGCTCACTTTCTAAAAGGTAAAGACGCTATGAATAATCATTCAGTTATTCCAGCCTTCGACTTCCGAGAAATGGTGCAAGCCAAAAACGGAGAGGTCGTTACCACATCCAGAAAAATTGCCAAGTACTTCGGCAAGCGACACGGTGATGTTCTCAGGAAAATCGAGCAGGTTAAGGCTGATTGCTCACGTGAGTTTAGCCAACGCAATTTTGCGTCGGCTGATTATATCGATGAGCAGGGCAAGGTTCGCCCGATGTACAGCCTGACGAAAGATGGCTGGATCATGGTTGTGATGGGGTTCACCGGGAAAGCTGCTGCGGCAATCAAGGAGAGCTATATCGCAGCATTCAACTGGATGGCAGAGCAACTGAGCCGCCGCATGGCAATTGGCGAAGAAATGCAGCACCGCTACGCCATCAAAGAAACACGCTCAAAGCTGAAAGGTACGATCGGCAGTCGGTTAATGAACGAACGGAAGAAAGAGAAGCGCGTCCTGGCTGTCGAGCATGAATACATCTTGCAGGTGACACAGCCTGAACTGCTGATTAATTGAAGATGTCATTACAAAGCCTATCTACGGGTGGGCTTGATAATGAAACCGGAGTTAATTTCTGGTCACTAATTAACGGCAGTACAGCGAAACAACCCAAGCCAGTAAGTGGGGAAATAACACTGGCAGCCACTGAAAGATGAACCTCCTGCCTTATGGCAAAAAAGATTCTTTGTGGTGGCGGACTGATGGAAAGACATCGGTTATTGCAGGGGCCATTCAATGAGTGGTCTCGACAATGGCTTATACCCTACACGGGATAACTTAACTGATATCCCTTTTAACGGATAAACGGAGCCAACAATGGCAGAGATTATTCCCATGACTGAAGAACAGAAATTCCAGTTAGAGATTTACAAACTGGTCATGAACCAGAACGCAGCCGCAGAAGAAGCATTTCAGTTCATTGGCACTGACGAGCTGAAGCTTGAGCTATTCAAAATTCACTTCCAGTCAGGCGGCGCTAATTCATATATCACGACCCGCACTATCGAAGCGGTGCGTAAATCGAAGGAAGCGTTAGACCTGTTCACCACCGGAGCATGATGCTCAACCTGAAATAACGATAAAGTGAGATGAATATGGCAGCACCAAAGGGCAACCGATTCTGGGAGGCCCGCAGTAGTCATGGGCGAAACCCTAAATTCGAATCGCCTGAGGCGCTGTGGGCTGCTTGTTGTGAATACTTCGAGTGGGTAGAAGCTAACCCGCTATGGGAGATGAAGGCGTTCTCGTATCAGGGTGAAGTGATACAAGAGCCTATCGCCAAGATGCGAGCGATGACCATTACCGGCCTCACTCTGTTCATTGATGTGACGCTTGAAACATGGCGCACATATCGCCTGCGAGAAGATTTATCTGAAGTCGTTACGCGAGCAGAGCAGGTCATCTACGACCAGAAATTCTCTGGCGCAGCCGCTGACCTTCTCAACGCTAACATCATCGCCCGTGATTTGGGCCTCAAAGAGCAGTCGCAAGTTGAAGACGTGACACCTGATAAGGGAGATCGCGATAAGCGGCGCTCTCGTATCAAGGAGCTATTCAACCGTGGAACTGGACGCGATTCTTGATAACCTGAGCGACGAAGAGCAAATCGAATTGCTCGAGCTACTCGAAGAAGAAGAGAACTACCGGAACACACACCTGCTATATGAATTTACGCCATACAGCAAACAGCGTGAGTTCATCGACGCCGGGCATGACTATCCAGAGCGATGTTTTATGGCTGGTAACCAGCTTGGTAAGTCATTTACTGGTGCTGCTGAAGTCGCGTTTCACCTTACCGGGCGTTATCCGGGAACAAAAGGCTATCCTGCTGATGGTAAATATGGTGGGGAGTGGAAAGGTAAGCGTTTCTATGAGCCTGTTGTCTTCTGGATTGGCGGCGAGACAAACGAGACTGTAACCAAAACGACTCAACGCATCCTGTGCGGTCGTATCGAAGAGAATGATGAGCCTGGCTACGGTTCCATACCGAAAGAGGACATTATTAGCTGGAAGAAGTCTCCTTTCTTTCCGAACCTTGTTGATCACCTTCTGGTTAAGCATCACACGGCTGATGGCGTTGAAGATGGCATTTCAATCTGCTACTTCAAGCCATACTCGCAAGGCCGCGCTCGCTGGCAGGGTGACACAATCCACGGCGTGTGGTTTGACGAAGAGCCACCATACAGCATTTATGGCGAAGGGCTTACCCGTACCAACAAATACGGTCAATTCTCAATTCTGACGTTTACCCCGCTGATGGGGATGTCTGACGTTGTTACCAAGTTCCTGAAGAATCCAAGCAAGTCGCAGAAAGTGGTCAACATGACCATCTACGACGCTGAGCACTACACAGACGAACAGAAAGAGCAAATCATCGCATCTTATCCTGAGCATGAGAGAGAGGCGCGTGCTCGCGGTATTCCTACGATGGGTAGTGGTCGAATCTTCCAGATACCGGAAGAGACGATTAAGTGTCAGCCGTTCGAGTGTCCTGATCACTTCTACGTCATCAATGCAATGGACTTCGGATGGGATCACCCACAGGCACACATCCAGCTTTGGTGGGATAAAGACGAGGACGTGATTTATCTTTCTCGCGTCTGGAAGGCCAAACAGAAGAAGGCGACAGAGGCATGGAGTGCTGTTAAAGCATGGAGCAAAAACACCCCTACGGCTTGGCCTCATGACGGGCATCAGCACGAAAAGGGAGGCGGCGCTCAGCTCAAGGAACAATACGCCGACGCTGGGTTCGACATGTTGCCAGATCATGCAACATGGCCTGATGGAGGTAATGCGGTCGAACCCGGGATAGCAGAGATACGCGACATGATGCTCGACGGTCGTTTCAAGGTATTTAACACCTGCGAGCCATTCTTTGAAGAGTTTCGCCTGTATCACCGCGATGAGAACGGGAAGATCGTCAAGCTAAATGACGACATCCTTTCTGCTGTTCGCTATGGCTACATGATGAGGCGTTTTGCAATACAGATGCGAGACATCAAAGATCCTAAAGAGATTGATTACTCAAGCTACAACATACCTTGCGGAGTTGGATGATGGCTGATGATAGAAAGATGACTGACTGGCATCGCAAGGTGCTGTGCAACTTTGATAATGCCTGGTCAGCAACGCAGGATATGCGTGAGCAGATTATTGAGGCTCAACGTTTCGTCCGGGTATCCGGCGCACAGTGGGAAGGCAGCACAAACGCTGGTTACTCGTTTGATGAGGGCAGGTTTGAGCATTATCCGCGCTTTGAACTGAATAAGATTGCCCGTGAATGTGATCGCATCATTGGCGAGTATCGACAGAATCGCATAAGCGTTAAATTCAGGCCGAAGGACGATAAGGCATCGGAAGCGTTAGCCGAAAAGATGAACGGCAAATTCCGCGCTGACTATCAGGAAACATCCGGTGGCGAAGCGTGTGATAACGCATTTGATGATGCCGTAACGGGTGGATTCGGTTGTTTCCGCATGTGTGCCGATTACGAAGATGAAATGGATCCGAGTAACGAGCAGCGACGCATCAGTCTTCTTCCTGTTTACGACCCGGCGACATGCGTCTTCTTCGATCAGGACAGCAAGCAATATGACCGCTCTGATGCTATGTGGGCTATGGAAATGTTCTCCATGACGCCTAAAGCGTTCGAGGCTGAATACCCTGATTCCATCGCGGCAAGTCTTCCTCGTGATGACACTGGTACTCAATATGACTGGTCAACACCTGATGCCATCTATGTTGGACGCTACTACGAAGTTCGCATAGAGAAGGTGAAGCTCACGGCGTGGCGCAATCCTGTCAGCGGAGAAACGGCAATCTATGATGAAGAGCAAATCAAAGATATTGTTGACGAGCTGACCGATGGCGCATTCGAACTGATTGGTGAGCGGACAGTGAAGAAACGCAGAGTTTATTGCGGTCTTCTGTCTGGCGCTGAATGGCTGGAAGAACCGAAGCGTATTCCGGGCGAACATATTCCTCTCATCCCGGTATATGGGCGTCGTTCATTTGTTGATAATCAGGAGCGAATCGAAGGCCACGCAGCAAAAGCGATGGATGCACAGCGTCTTGAGAACCTGATGGTTTCCATGATTGCAGATAACGCTACTCAGGCTGGCGGCGATGGCATTCCTATCGTGGATGTTGATTTCATTCCCGGTCCATTAATGAATCACTGGGCAGAGAGGAATAAGAAAAGACCTGCAGTTCTTCCCATGACCAGCAAGAAGGACAAAAACGGAACGGTCATTTCAGAGGCTCAGGTTGCTGGCTGGACACCTCCGACACAAATGCCTCCTGCTCTTGCCGGGCTATTGCAGTACACCGGAACGGCTATTCAGCAAATTACAGGTGCGTCGCAGCTTGAGAACATGCCGAGCAACGTCGCTACCGATACCGTTGATAGCATCTTTAACCGGATGGACACGCAGTCCTATATCTACATGGACAACATGGCTAAATCCATGCGCCGTGCTGGCGTCGTGTGGCTTTCTATGGCTCGTGAAGTCTATGGCAGCGATACGCCAATGCGCATCGTTAATGAGGATGGCAGCGATGACGTGGCGCTGATGACTGGTGAAGTGGTTGACCGTCAGACAGGGAAGGTTATCGCGCTTAACGACCTTTCGCAGGGTAACTATGAAGTGACTGTCGATGTCGGTCAGTCGTTCGCTACTCGCCGTGATGCAACGGTTAAGTCGTTACTTTCCATGCTGGCACTTATCCCACCAGGAACGCCGAAGCACGACCTTGTATCGTCGATGATTCTCGACAATATGGACGGCGAAGGGATGGACGACCTTAAAGAATACAACCGCAATCAGTTGCTTCTGTCTGGCGTTATCAAGCCGAGAACGCCTGAAGAACAGCAGATGGTTGAACAGGCGAAACAACAACAGGCCAGTCAGCCAGATCCGGCTATGGTTGCAGCGCAAGGTCAGCTTCTTGCTGGTCAGGCTGAATTGCAGAAAGCGCAGAACGAGCAGGCAGCCATTCAGGTTAAAGCATTCCAGGCACAGACGGATGCTCAGGTTGCAGCGGCAAATGTTGTGAAAATCCTCGCATCTGCCGATAGCCAGCAGAAATCTGATATCCGCGAGGCTCTGAAACTGCTCGGACAGTTCCAGCAACAGCAAGGAGATAATGCCCGTGCTGATGCAGAGCTTGTCCTGAAAAGTCAGGCTCAGGGCCATGCGCAGCGCATGGACATCAGCAGCATCCTGCAAAAATCAACTCAGCAACAACCACAGCAGTAATTAACCCATAACGTGCAATGGCTGTCTTTATGAGGCCTGGCACCCTATTGCCTTCCGATGGGCTGAACATCGAGTAAACAGGGGTAACAAATGGACCAGATGGCAGAAAACACACCAGAAGTTGAAATCGAAACCGACGCGTCAGAGCAGATTCCTGATGATGTCGAACTGGCTGAAGAAGTCGAAACAGAAGATGGCAGTGAGTCCTCCGGCAATGATGCAGAGGAAGCTACTGAAACTGATGACGACGAATCAGAACAGGAATTCTACTTTGGTGACGAAAAGCTGGATTCGCCAACCAGCGAAGATAGCGCAGAGCATGGACTGGTAAAACACCTGCGCAAGACGATTAAAGAGAAAGACCGCGAGCTGAAAGAGCTGATGCGTCAGTCTCAGAAACCCGTCGAGCAGCAGCCGGTAATCACTCAACCACCGCGAATGCCAAAACTGGATGATGAGGACATCGGTTTCGATGAAGAAATCTACCAGCAACGCATGGCTAAGTGGGCAGAGGATAACGGCAAGTACCAGCAACAGGAGATGGCTCGCAAGCAGAAGGAGCAGGAGCTTCAGGCTGCCTATCAAGAGCGATTATCCAAATATCAGCAACGTGTTAAGGCTCTCAAAGTTCCTGGCTATCAGGAAGCTGAGCAGGCCGTACTCGAGGAAATCCCCACCGAGACACAAAACGCGATCTTGTTTGAGTCAGAGAAGCCGGAAATCGTTGTTCTGGCACTCGGTCGCAACGCTGAACTGCGCAAGCAACTGGCAGAAGCTACCAACCCCGTAGCAATTGGTCGTCTGCTGGAACGTATCGAATCGAAGGCCAGAATCATGCCAAAAGCAAAAACCACGGCAGCCACAACCCCGACAGTTAAGGGGAGCAACGGCGCAGTAATCAACAACCTCGACAAACTGAAAGCCAAGGTGCTGGAAACTGGTGACTGGACGCCGTATTTCGCCGCCAAAAAGGCAAAAAAATAACCTATCGGAGCATTAAGCATGGCTAACCAATTAGCAAAAGACCTTGAAATCATGTTCGAAAACTACGTTGAAGGCTTTGAGGCCGCCTGCGTAGTTTCCCGTAACGCTAAAAAATTCCGTCCCGGTGATACAGCAATGCAGCGAGCAGGTGATGTTCTGTATCGTCCGCAGCATTACCACATGAACATTGAGGAAGGCCTCGACCTCAGCGGAAAAACGCCTACAGCACTGGTTCAGCGCCTTGTTCCTTCTGTGTTCAAGGAGCCGAAAAACATTCTGTACACTCTGGATGCGCGTGAAATGCGTGACCCGGAACATAAAACTGAAGCTGGTCGCGCCGCAGGTATGCGCCTTGCTGCACAGATTGACTCTGACCTGATTTCCATGGTTACGCAGCGTGCTACTAACGTGATCACAATGTCTGACTCAACCACAGGTACGCAGGGCCGTGATTTGTGGAACTGTGCGGCAGGTATTGATGCCACCATGACGGCGATTGGTGTACCGCAGGGTATCAACCGTCGCTCTTTCTGGAACCCCTTCAACTACAAAGACCTTGCTGGCGAGCTTGGTCACCGTGCCTACGCTCAGGGCGCAACCCTGACAGCATACGAAAAAGCGCAGATCCCTCCGGTTGCTTCCTTTGATAGCTACAAGACCGATATTTCTGGTCGTGTTCCGAAGGGTACAGCAACTTCCATTACGCTGGCAGCAGCACCTGCGCACAAGGTTGAAGCGAAAGATGATAACGATATGCCAGTGGATAACCGACAGGGGACTATTACGGTATCTGCATCTGGGTTGCAGGTTGGTGATGCGTTTACCATCGCAGGGGTGAATTCCGTACACCAGATCACCAAAGATACCACCGGGCAGCCGCAAGTATTCCGCGTTCTGGCAGTTAGCGGAACGACAGTAACTATCTCCCCGAAAATTCTGCCGCCTGACAACGCGGATGTCGCCAGCCGTCCATATGCAAACGTTGATGCTAATGCGGCAAGTAGCGCAGCAATCACCATTCTCAACAAAAATGCCGCACCGGCTAACCTGTTCTGGGCTGATGGTTCTGTTGAACTGATGTACGGCAAACTGGCGTTCCCGACTGGTCAGGGTCCACAGGTAATGACAGCAACCACCGAGCAGGGCGCTACGCTGATCATGTCTTACGCCTTCGACCACATCAAAGGTGTAACCACTGCGCGTTTCACCACCCTGTACGGTTGCTCTGTACTTGTTCCTGAATATACGGGCATCGTTATTGCCGGGCAGTAATTTTGGTGGGGCTTCGGCCCCATTTTTATTTGGAGAAGACAATGGCACGAACAATGCTCTATAAGCCTGGCAACATGATCACATGTGGTCAGTTTGCTGTCGATTACATCATTGTTGATGACGAAGAAGTTAAATCTCACCTGAAAAAAGGCTGGGTAAAAACTCCTGAAGAAACCGCAACGAAGCATAAAGTGGCTAAGGCGGAAGAAGATGGCGAAAACGAAGGGTGATCTCGTTCTTAAGGCTTTACGAAAAGCCGGGCTGTATTCCAATGCCACGTTGACAGATGCCGACCCTCAGGCAATAGAAGATGCCATTAATGACCTAGAAGACATGATGGCAGCATGGCAGGCGAAAGGTATCGAGCTTGGATATCAGTTTGCTGATACAGAAAACGGCATCATGCCGTTACCTGACGATGATTCAGGTATCCCTGCATGGGCAAATGATGGCGTCGCTTTGAAACTCGCTGTGCAAGTGTGCATGGATAACGTCATTCAGCCGTCAGATGCTCTCCTTACCGCTGCTGACAGCGCATATCAGACAATCTGCATCGCTTTAACCAAAATACCACCACTTGAGCGGCGAAATGACATGCCTCGCGGTAGTGGTAACAAAAGCGCGTTTACGTGGAATCGGTTTTACATCGAGAAAGATGATCCGAGTACGTGAGGTGAATAAATGCCGATTCAGCAACTTCCGCTTATGAAAGGTGTCGGCAAAGACTTTCGAAACGCCGACTATATCGACTATCTGCCAGTGAATATGCTGGCTACACCCAAAGAAATCCTCAACAGCAGCGGATATCTTCGCTCATTCCCGGGCATTGCCAAACGTTCTGATGTGAACGGTGTATCTCGAGGCGTCGAGTACAACATGGCGCAGAATGCTGTCTATCGTGTGTGTGGCGGCAAGCTCTACAAAGGCGAAAGCGAGGTCGGTGACGTCGCCGGAAGTGGTCGCGTATCAATGGCGCATGGTCGGACATCACAGGCGGTAGGCGTTAACGGGAAACTGGTCGAGTATCGCTATGATGGCACGGTTAAAACCGTCTCAAACTGGCCTACAGACAGCGGATTCACGCAGTATGAGTTAGGCTTAGTCCGCGACATTACGCGCTTACGTGGGCGTTATGCGTGGTCAAAAGACGGCACTGATTCATGGTTTATCACTGACCTTGAAGACGAATCACATCCTGACCGATACAGCGCACAATATCGGGCAGAATCACAGCCTGACGGCATCATCGGCATAGGTACATGGCGAGACTTCATAGTCTGCTTTGGTTCGTCGACGATTGAATATTTCTCCCTGACTGGTGCAACCACTGTTGGTGCTGCTTTGTATGTCGCACAGCCATCGCTGATGGTGCAAAAAGGCATCGCCGGGACTTACTGCAAAACGCCGTTTGCTGATTCCTATGCTTTCATCAGCAACCCGGCAACTGGTGCGCCGTCTGTGTACATCATCGGCTCCGGTCAGGTATCACCAATCGCCAGCGCGAGCATTGAGAAAATACTACGCTCCTACACTGCTGATGAACTGGCTGATGGTGTGATGGAATCGCTGCGGTTTGATGCTCATGAGTTGCTGATTATCCACCTTCCTCGCCATGTTCTCGTGTACGACGCATCTTCAAGCGCCAATGGTCCGCAATGGTGTGTACTGAAAACAGGCTTGTATGACGATGTGTACCGCGCTATCGACTTCATTTACGAAGGAAATCAGATAACGTGCGGCGATAAGCTGGAATCCGTGACCGGGAAACTGCAATTCGATATCAGCAGCCAGTACGACAAGCAGCAGGAACACCTGCTGTTTACTCCACTCTTCAAAGCAGATAACGCCAGATGCTTTGATCTGGAGGTGGAATCATCGACGGGTGTTGCTCAGTACGCTGACCGCCTTTTTCTCTCTGCAACCACTGACGGCATAAATTACGGTCGTGAGCAGATGATTGAGCAGAATGAACCGTTCGTTTACGACAAACGCGTTTTGTGGAAGCGAGTCGGGCGCATCAGGAAAAATGTCGGCTTCAAATTGCGCGTTATCACGAAGTCACCTGTCACTCTGTCTGGCTGCTCTATTAGGCTGGAGTAATAATGATTTCACATGAAGAGTTGAAGCGTCATTTATCATATGACCCAGAAACCGGGGTTTTTACCCGAAAAATATCAAATACAGCGAGCGTCACCGTTGGTGATGAAGCGGGAACCATGTGCACTGGTTATTTAAGGATAATGGTCTGTGGTAAGAGATACTTAGCGCATAGGCTTGCTTGGTTTTATATGACAGGAAAACCTGCAAATTGCTTAATAGATCATATTAACGGAGACAGAACGGATAACAGATTTTCAAATTTAAGATTGGCAAATAGATCCCAGAATGGGATGAACAGGAATATTCAAAGAAATAATAAGTCAGGATATCCGGGTGTCTGTTGGCACAAAAATCTCTGCAAGTGGACTGTTTCTTTCAAGAAAAATAAAAAACAGGTTCACGTTGGATGCTTCGATGACCTGGACGAAGCTATCTCAGCATCAATGATGGCAAGAGCAGAAAATTTTGGAGAGTTTGCAAGGCAGAGGATTGAGTAATGGTTGATTCATCACTGAATGATCCTGTCGTGGTTCAGGCTACGCGCCTTGATGCTTCAATTTTGCCACGCAATATATTCAGCCAGTCTTACCTGCTGTATGTCATAAATCAGGGTGCTGATGTTGGCGCAATTGCCGGGAAGGCAAATCAGGCTGGTCAGGGCGCTTACGATGCCCAGGTAAAAAACGATGAACAGGACGTCGAACTGGCAGATCACGATGCAAGAATCACCGCAAACACAAAAGCGATAAATCTACTTGAGGTCAGGTTAACAACTGCCGAAGGGAAGATAGTCGTACTGCGTAGCGATGTTGATTACTTGCTGGATGAGGTTATCGATATTCAGGCGCATCTGGTCACTGTTGACCAAAGACTGGATGGCGTAGAAAGCGATGTATCTGACATTAAGAGTGATTACGTATCGAAAACCGTAACCGAATCGCAGTCTCTTGCGTCACCGCTGGATGTAAAAACATCATATTCAGTTGATGGAATTCAGGTTGTTGGAGCAAGAAATACCGGATGGACTGCAGCCACAGGTACGCCACTTCTTGGCTCATTCAACGCTAACCAGTCATACACTGTCGGCACTACGTACACGCAATCCGAAGTCGCAGCTCTCGCTACAGGTTTGCAGCAGGCGCGGCAGCGTATTCTGGCGCTTGAAACAGCACTTAGATTACATGGGCTGATTGACTGATGATTACATTCAAACCAACGCGAAACATCGACCTGATAGAAGCCGTGGGAAATCACCCCGACATTATCGCCGGGAGCAACAACGGTGATGGATACGACTACAAGCCTGAATGCCGTTACTTTGAGGTTAACGTGTACGGTCAGTTTGGCGGCATTGTTTACTATCAGGAGATTCAGCCGCTGACATTCGATTGCCACGCCATGTACCTGCCAGAGATTCGCGGCTTCAGCAAGGAAATCGGGCTGGCGTTCTGGCGATACATTCTGACTAACACCACCGTTCAGTGCGTCACATCGTTCGCTGCACGCAAATTCCGCCACGGTCAGATGTACTGCGCAATGATTGGCCTTAAGCGAGTAGGAACCATAAAGAAATACTTCAAAGGCGTGGATGACGTGACTTTTTACAGCGCAACACGCGAAGAACTAATCGACTTCCTGAATCACGGGAGATAGCCATGTTATATGCATTTAAGCTGGGCAGAAAACTGCGCGGCGAGGAACCTTATTGCCCTGAAAAAGGCGGGAAAGGTGGCAGTTCTGATAAAAGCGCAAAGTATGCCGCAGAAGCTCAGAAGTATGCAGCAGACCTGCAAAATCAGCAGTTCAACACCATCATGAACAACCTGAAGCCGTTTACTCCTCTGGCTGATAAGTATGTCGGCAGCCTCGAGAACTTATCGTCTCTGGAAGGGCAAGGTCAGGCACTTAACCAGTATTACAACTCTCAGCAGTACAAAGATCTTGCTGGTCAGGCTCGTTATCAGAGTCTGGCGGCAGCGGAAGCAACAGGTGGATTAGGTTCCACCGCAACCAGTAATCAGTTAGCAACAATCGCACCAACGCTTGGTCAGCAATGGCTATCTGGACAAATGAACAATTACAACAACCTGGCAAATATCGGTCTTGGCGCTCTTCAGGGGCAGGCAAACGCCGGGCAGACATACGCCAACAACATGAGTCAGATTTCACAGCAAAGCGCGGCTCTTGCAGCGGCAAACGCCAACCGACCGTCAGCATTGCAGCAGGGGGTTAGTGGTGCTGCATCCGGTGCGCTTTTGGGTGGTGGCATAGCCAGTGCTCTCGAGCTATCAACTCCGTGGGGTGCTGGTATCGGTGCTGGTCTTGGTCTGCTTGGCTCGTTGTTTTAAGGGGTAATCAATGGCTACGTGGCAACAGGGTATTAATTCTGGTGGTTTTCTGGCTGGCATCGGTACGCAAAATGAGAATGCGCCAAAGGCAAGCGACATTAACGCAACGCTTGGTCTGATCCGCGAAAACAATGAACTGGCTCGCTCAGGTGCAAATAACGTTGGCCTGACCGCGTTACGTGGTCTGGCTGGAGTTGCTGATATTTATAAGCAGGAACAGCAACAGAAAGCGATTAGTGCGTTCAATAAGGTTCACGCTGATGCATGGGCTTCTGGTGATCCATCGGGACTATTTAAGTTTGCCCAGGAAAATCCAGCGTTTGTTGCACAGGCACAACAGGCGTTTTCCGGTCTTAATGAGCAGCAACGCAACGATATGGGCGATTTAGCCATGAGAGCTAACGTCGCTCTTTCTCAGGGACCGGAAGCCTACAGTAAATTCATTACTGACAACAAGGACAGGTTAAATCGCGTGGGTGCGAATGCTGACTGGATGATTCAGACAGGTATCCAGAATCCAGAGCAGCTATCACACATGCTGACTACTATGTCTCTCGGTGCACTTGGGCCAGAAAAGGCGTTTGCTGTTCAGGATAAGATGGTTGGTCGCCAGCAGGAGCAGCAAAGAATTAACGAAACCATTCGCAATAATGACATGACGAATGCGAGGGCTATTAGGGGGCAAAACCTTTCCTATCAGTCTGCAATGACCGGACACGGACTTGCAGCAGAAAGACTGGCACTTGATAAGCAGAAATTCGGTTTTGAAGTACAACAGGCACAAAAAAAGGCCGAGGAACTTATTAATGCTGCGCCAAAATTATCAGTGAACATGGAAAAGGCTATAGAAAAATCAGCAGGTGATGCGGCAGCTAGTCGTAATGCTGCCGATTCAATGACAACGCTCGCTGACACGCTGGAGAGGGAGAAGCCAACTCCTGGTTTGTTCGGTAACGCTGAAAATATGTTCTCTAAGCTTACGGGGCAAGATAACTACCTCCGAGATATGCGGATTAGATTCAACCAACTAGCCAATGCGCAGGCAACCAAGCTTCTCCCTCCAGGCCCTGCATCAGATAAGGATATTGAGTTTGCAAGGAAAGGCATTCCAAGCGAAACGGATAATCCAATGGTCATGGCTCGATGGTTAAGGGGTATGGCAAAAATGGAAAGTAATAACGCGAAGTTCAACGAGTTTAGGTCAGAGTGGATGAGTGCAAACGGCAGCCCAGGACAATCTGATCGCAACCGAAACATCATGGGGATGGATGTTAAGAAGGGTGAATCATTGAACTCTGCGGCAAAACGTTTTCTTTCCTCAAGTTATGGCGATATCCAACCTCAACAGCAATTGTCCGATGACGAATTAATTAGCAAATATCTCGGAGAGCAGTAATGGCCTATAGTCGCGAACAGTTGATGACGGCGTTAAGGAATGCTGATGCTGCCGGCGATACTGAGGGAGCACGTCGCATTGCTCAGATGCTGTCTTCTGGTGATCAATCCACTCAAAACCAATCGCAGCCAGAAGAACAATCTCTGGTAGGAAAAGCTACTGACTGGCTCACTGGTGGTCAAAGTGCAGGGCAAATTGCAGAACAGGCAGGTCGTGGTCTGGTAAACATACCATTTGACGTATTGCAGGGTGGCGCAAGTCTGATTAATGCAATCAGCCAGGGGCTTGGCGGCCCCAAGGTTTTGGATGATGTCTATCGTCCAGTCGATCGACCGACAGACTCTTACGCACAAGCCGGTGAAACAATTGGTGGGTATTTAGTTCCAGGAGTTGGAACGGCAGGAAGCATGGCTATTGGCTCACTGGCAGAGGCCGCAAATCAGAAAGGCGATTTCGCACAAAATGCAGCTAAAAATGCCGGAGTTAACCTTGCCGCTCAGGGGGTTCTTTCCGCAGCAGCAAAGGGAATAGGGCGTGGAATTACTGCTGTTCGTGGCGAAATATCACCAGCAGATCAGCAATTGCTCAAGCGTGCCGCTGCGGCAGATGTACCAGTTATGACATCGGATGTAGTTCCTCCAAAAACAAAACTTGGCAATCAACTGCAGGGTTACTCAGAAGGAGTCATAGCTGGTACTGGACCAATGAGATCCGCACAGCAGGATGCTAGAACCAAGCTTGTTAATCGCTTCACCGAAAAATACGGCGACTACGATCCATCTGTAGTCGTTGATAGTCTAAAGTCAGGCGTTGCAAGGGAAAAATCGTTAGCCAAGTCAAAACTAAACAACCTGTCAGGAAGAATGGTTGGAAAGCCAGTTGATACAAATGGCGCCATAAGAGCTATCGACGGAGCAGTAAACGAACTTGGGAAACTTAAAGGTGTTTCTGACACCCAGACCATTTCTGCGCTTAATGATTATAAGAATGCCATTCAGGAGATAACAAATGGAGATGATGCCTTTGAGTTACTTGATAAGCTGAGAACTCAGTTCCGCATTGACGTAAAAGGCGATCGTACAGTTCTGCCATCAATGTCGCAAACAATGGTCGACAGGGTCTACAACTCGCTAACCAATAGCCTTAGTAAATCTATAGCAAAAGGACTTAGCCCAAAAGATGCTTCAGCATGGAGAGCGGGAAAAGCTGATTATGCAAAAATGGCAACACATGCAACTCAAACGCGCCTTAAAAACGTTCTAAACAAAGGAGATTTAACTCCAGAGGCTGTAAATACCATTGTGTATGGACAATATGGGTCAGATATAGCTCGATTGTACGGGAAACTCGATCAAAAAGGTAAAGACATGCTAAGGGCGGCATATATCAGCAAAATAGCTGACAAGGTAGGTGACAGCCCTCAGAAAATGATGACCGAGCTTGGCAAGCTGCAAAAACAAGCAAATGGTCAGGTGTTTAAAACTGTATTTGGTGGGAAGAACGGAAAAGAGATAGAGGGGATGTTATCTATTCTCGATGCTACCAAAAGAGCATCTGAGGCTAATGTTGTGACGAAGACTGGCATGACACTCGCGCCTTTGGTAAGGGTTATTGGTAACCTAAAAACCGGAGGCGCGCTATTGGCTGGGGAAACAGGGATTGGCCTTATGTCGAGGGTTTATGAAAGCCCTATGGCCAGGAATGCGTTCTTACGTCTGGCAAACACCAAAGCAGGAACGCCAGCCTATGAAAGAGCATTAAGTAACGCTGCAAATGCCATCAGACCGCTGCTTGCCACTGAGGCAACACAGCAGTGACTAAATGCCATGGATGGTTATTTCCTTAGCACATGAAACAATGTTTGCTTTAATTCCACCCATACAATTATGACCACTATAGACAGACAAAAGAAACTGAATGCATTGGCATCACGATCGAAACCTTCTCCGGCACTAAATCCGTAAAAGGTCATAAAAAATATAAAAATTGCGCACTTTGCAACGTTTACAAATTTTTTCTTCATACCAACCTCCTTAGTTTTGCGCAGGATACCATGAAAAAAGTTAACATTGGAAACGTACCAAAGATGCTCGTTCCGCTCTTTGAGAGCGGTACAATTGTGTTTTGTAGAGACTTTCCAGAATGGCAACGCCTGCATCAAAAACTTGGCGTTGACGTGCAGGACTCGGATGCCAACGGAGCGTCTCATACAATGAGCAGCGAGAATGGTGTTTTGCATGTGATAGGCGTGTTCAATGGCAAACTATCTACTATTGCCCATGAGTGCGCTCACATGGCATTCGATATCTGCTCAAGGGTAGGTGTTGATGTTGAACCAGGAAGAGCCAACGAGACTTACTGCTACTTAATGAGCAGGCTTGTTGAGTTCTGCGAGCGACATATCAAAAAGCCGGAGTGACCCGGCTTGATTATTACTTTTTTTGGTATGTTAAGAATGGCAAGTCGCCAGTGTACCCCAAGCGGAAAAGCTCCAATTGCTTATCTCTTATGGATAAAAAATAATCGTTTCTTGCCTTTTTAAGCCACAACCAGCCGATCATCAAGATGAATAATATTGATATTATTGGCATCGGGGAGATCAACACCACTCCGATGAATAATGACGCTAGCAGCACCGATAAAATAGCAGAAATCATACTAATCTCCCACTAAGGTAACAATATGACTATAGAAGAACGTCTGAACAACATTGAGTTAAACCAAACCCTGCTTGACCAGCGACTTTCAGAGCTTGAACTTAAAGATCTAGATGCGCAAATATCAGAAGCAGAAGCCAAGCTCTCCAGCTTAAACCACCGTAAGAAGCAAATCCGCGACAGAATTACTCGTGGACGCGGAGGCTGTTAAGGTGTGATGGTAATCCTTGCTCACTAAATTTAAGGATGCGAATCTTTCCGGCCATAGGAGTAATCATGATTTACCCATCAAACAACCCACCAGTTTGCCTGATTGGATACCAGCCTTGCAGTTTTTATGGAATTAATTATGCCATGCTCAAGAGCCTTGTTAGCATCCAAAATGGTCGAGTCTGCTATCAGGGATGCCCACCTAATATGGGTTCCGATGTCGATATTGAACGTCTCAACGAAGCGATCAAGATCGTTATCGAGGCATTTCCCGTACTCTCTCAATCTGGCATGGTCGGCGGCTGGGGTGGCAAAGCCCCATAATAGAGGATGTAACAGGAATCTTGATAATGGGTTTGCGAAACGTTCTGAGCCAGCCAGGAAAACGATATTAGCTATGGATTCAACATTGCTTATGTTGTGAGTTCTAACGGTAACAGGGAGTGACTTAAGAAAGTTATACGCAGTAAAACCAGCGGCAGTTTCCCCTCCCTGACTTGATATATGGATATTTAATTCAGTTGCGCCTTGAGATAATGCGGTGAGACAGTGGTTCTGAAGTTGCCCAACAGTGGCAGTGTTAACGGGGCATAAGAAATGAATTGTGTGCAGCATTATTTTTCATCCTTACCATACATGGTTTTCAGCGTCTCAAGCAGCGCATCCCTGAATTTGTCAGCCTCTTTCTGAGCAAATTCATTGCTATTAAGCGATCTACCACAAACAGCATCTTCGATAATCTGTATTATTTCAGCATTCATGGAACGCTTGTTATGTTGCGCCCTGGCTTTAACCTTTTCCTTTAACTCTTTGGAAATCCTAATATTTATTTGCGGCTCTTCGCGTGACATACCACCTCCATAGCATTTTGGTGATATTACTATTGCATCACTGCGATCACAATGGTATAACGGTTATACCAAATTGATTGGAGGTAATATGATAGTCAAGTCAGACGCACCAAAGTACCCTTTGCGCATCCCATTAGAGGTTAAGTTAGCAATCGAGAAGTCAGCGAAAGAAAATGGTCGCTCAATAAATACCGAGATGGTAATGCGGTTGGTGGATAGTTTAAGGCGGGATAGTTCTAAAGGTAATCTAGCAAAAAGTTGAAGCCCCAACTGCGGTAACAGTCAGGGCTTCGGTTGTCGGTAAATCCGTGGAGAAAAACCAACATGAATAGTATAGCAATTTTAGAAGCAGTGAACACCTCTTACGTGCCTTTCAATGGTCAGCAAATTATCACCGCCATGGCTGCCGGAGTTGCATATGTTGCGATGAAACCAATCGTTGAAAACCTCGGAATGAGTTGGGGTACTCAGCAACAAAAACTTATGAAACAACTAGATAAGTTCAACTGTATTCATATGAATATGGTTGCTGCTGATGGAAAGCTTCGTAAGCTACTCTGCCTTCCTTTGAAGAAGTTAAATGGATGGCTGTTCAGCATCAACCCTGAGAAAGTTCGTGCTGACATCCGTGATAAACTGATTCAGTACCAGGAAGAATGCTTTACTGTGCTGCATGACTACTGGACGAAGGGAAAGGCAGAAAATGCACGTAAGAAAACATCTGTTGATGACAGGACTCCGCTTCGTGATGCTGTAAATATGCTAGTCAGCAAAAAGCATCTAATGTACCCAGAAGCTTATGCAATGATTCATCAGCGTTTCAATGTGGAAAGTATTGAAGAGCTTGATGCATCTCAGATACCGCAAGCCGTAGAGTACATCCACAGGGTAGTGCTTGAAGGCGAGTTAATCGGCAAACAAGAGAAGAAAACCAACGAGCTTTCTGCAAAAGAAGCAAACAGCCTTGTATGGTTATGGGATTATGCCAACCGTTCACAGGCATTATTCCGCGAACTGTATCCGGCATTAAAACAAATTCAATCGAACTATTCCGGCAGATGCTACGACTACGGTCATGAGTTCTCGTATGTTATCGGAATGGCGAGAGACGTTTTAATCAATCACACACGAGATATTGATATCAATGAGCCAGACGGACCAACGAATCTTTCCGCATGGATGAGACTTAAGAATAAAGAATTACCTCCTTCAGTACATAACTACTGACAGATAACCAACGCAAAGACCCAGCTTCGGCTGGGTTTTTTATGCCCAAAACTCACCGTAGCTATGCTGCGGCGATTCCTTGCATCTGGAGCAAATTAAATGACAGATTCAATAAATGCCAATGTTGTAGTGAGTATGCCTTCGCAACTCTTCACTATGGCTCGTTCTTTTAAAGCCGTAGCCAATGGCAAAATTTATATCGGTAAAATTGACACTGACCCGGTAAATACTGAAAACCAGATTCCGGTTTATGTAGAGAACGAAGACGGCTCTCACGTTCCTGTTTCTCAACCAATCATCATTAACGCTGCTGGTTATCCTGTATATAACGGACAGATTGCTAAGTTCGTTACTGTACAAGGGCATTCTATGGCTGTGTACGATTCATATGGATCACAGCAGTTCTATTTCCCTAATGTGCTGAAGTACGATCCAGATCAGTTTTCATATTTGCTGAAAAGTGATGATGGCTATAAGTATATAGGAGAATGCAAAGATATATCTACATTGAGAACAATTGAACCAAGTTATGATGGACAGGTTATAAGACTGAGGGGATATTACTCTGACAGCTATTCAGGAGGTGGAAGGTTTTTCCGTAGTGTTAATCCTGATGGATTGACAGATAACGGAGGAACGATAATTTTCACATCAGAAGGAAATGTATGGAAATCAGATGATATATATAATGTTATGCTTGAGGATTTCGGAGCTAAAGATGGCGCTGACAACACCGAAGCATTTCATAAAGCAATTAACTCACCAGCAAAAAAAATCACAACAAATATAAAAGAGTTGATACTAACAAACAATATTGTAATTACACGCGGCGACCTGGCAATTGATATGCCTGATACGGAGATAATATGGAATGCTCCGGAAGGGCATATTCCTGATAGAAGTGGATCTACAAATCCAAGTAACTATCGTTTTCCTGGCATTCTAGCATTTCGCGGCACTGCTGGAGATATAATAGACTCTTTTACTCTAACAAATAGAATATCAAAAGGAGATACAACATATTGGTGTACGAACAACTCTCTTTTTGAGAATAGACAGTGGGTTATTATGTCATCGGATGTTGGCGGCGGAACCGTAGGTAGAGAAATAAATGTAATGACACAAGTGCAGGGCAGTGGTGGAGCAATAACTCAATTGCGAGTTGATTATAAAACAGGCTGGCATCTTGATGTCGGAAGGGTATTGACATATAGAAATGTAACCCCAATAGAAAATGTAAGAATTGCTTTTAAAGGCGTAAAATGGAATCAAAACATAACAGATGCTTCAGGTAGTGGCGATGGATTTGCCAGTCAACAATCATGCGCACTTGTGTCCCTTGAATACGTAAATAACGCTGACATTTGTCTCGGGTATGGATTTAATCACCCTTACCCAATGGTTGTAACTGCCATGGTCAGGAATGTTTTTGTTCATGATACGGAAACAAATTTCCCAAGAGTTCCAGGGTCCGATCATGTTGTTCAATTCAATAACGCATATGAATGCCACGCAAGAAGATTACGCAATATTTCAGGCAGGCACGTAGTTGATTTTAGTGGTGCAAGTTATTGCTCTGTAAGAGATTGCGGAGAAACAGGAACAAGAAATGGTGCATTTACTACGCACGGTATGTTTGAGCACAATTTGCGATTTGATAATAATTATGGTCTTTTAAGCATTGCAAACAGTGGTGAATATTATGGTGAGTCAGCAGATAATATAACTGTAACCCATCATTTCGGAGATTATTTAATTGCAACTTCAAAAGTTACCAACCTTAACATATTGCATGCAATATTTACAAAAGGTGCAAGATTAAACAATGATGCCGTCACATTGATTGATGTTACTATTGGAGAAAACTCAACTGATGCCGATAGAGGGCTTAGATTTACCCAAAGCTCTAATGTTTATGGGCGTGGGGCAAAAATATTCGGCTGTGACATTGTGTTAAACAAGCAAGCAGGGAATGCTCTGCCTGATTCTCTTAACCAAAGGGTGAAAATCGAATCGACATATATCAGGAATTCAAACGCTTCATATTATGGTGGTAGTTGGATTGAACTAATTAATTGTGATGTTTCAGGATCAGGTTCAAGTCTTGAGAATGTTGTTGCTGCAACGCGGTTTAGCATGCTGTCCGGATCATTATCTAATACTGGTTTTATTTTTCAAGGCCCATCAGAGCAAATCGTAAAAATACATGACGTTTCACAGTCTGGAACAGGAGCGTCAGGGCTTAATAGTCATTTTATTTTAAATAAAGATGAGGCAGGAAGTGGACCAATAACAATGTCATATAAAAATAATCAATGTATATTGAGCGGAGAAACATGCGCATTCAAAATAAATAATGCTTCAGGAGCATTCAGAGTAAACTCTACAGGGAATACGTTTCAAGGTGGAAAAATAGAGTTTCAGAAATCTATTACATCAGGTGGCAGTTACTTAAATCACACTGGAAACGTAGAGCGTGGCGTTAGTAGAGTCAACGAGCCAGAAAATACTCCATATATAGTAACAACAGGGAATATGATAATTCCCTGATATAATATAAATCGCCAAGGATGGCTCATTCAAATAAGAATCTTTAGTAATCAGATTGTTAATTAAAGATGGTTTGTTGGTTTTTATGTTTATTAAAAAAGGTTATATCAACGCGCTGTTATTGTTCTTTAATCAACCTTCCCATCAAGCCAGTCCGCCCACCACTGCATCATTTCTCTGCGCTTATCGAGATACTGAGCATGGTTGTAAATTCCACGCACAGAACCGCCGTTGGCATGTGCTAGTTGCACTTCAATGGCGTCGGCAGGCCATTCGTGCTCGTTCATAATCGTGCTGAATTCATGCCTGAATCCGTGACCGCTTTCCAGACCTTCATAGCCGATTTGTTTGATCACAAGCAGTACCGCGTTCTCGCAGATTGGCTTCTTCTTATCGTTGCGCCCGGCAAAAACAAACTCTGAGACTGGTTTGGTTATTGAGCTTAGCGTAGTGAGAAGTTCAACCACCTGGTCTGACATCGGGACCACATGAATTTTGCGTCCCTTCATCACACTGGCGTCGATGGTGATAATCCTGTTTTCAAAATCGACGTTCTTCCATAGCATGGAACGAAGCTCTTTCGTTCTTAGGGCTGTGTAGCGTAAAACTTTGGTCGCAATGAGCGATACGATACTTCCTGAAAATGTTGCCAGTGCTTTGTTGAATGCAGGGATCTGGTCTGCTGGAAGAAACGGGAAGTTCTTCTTGCGGTATCCTTTCATGGCGTCTGCAAGGTCAGGTGCCGGGTTATATTTAGCCCTTCCGGTGACAATAGCGTAACGAAAAACCTCGCCGCATCTTCTGCGGGCTTTGTTGGCTCGCTCCATTGCACCGCGATCTTCAAATCTGCGGATTACTTCCAGCAGTTGCATCGGCTCAATATCCTGAATCTCAAGACCGCCGATGATGGGTAAAATGTCGTCATCAAACATTTTGGCAAGTTCAGTTGCATAGCCTACTGACCAGACTTGCTTCTTGTGCTCGTACCATTCCTTGTAAATCGCACTAAATGAATTGTTGTTAGACGAAGCCTTTTTCGCCTTTACCGGATCTATGCCAACCGAGATGTCTTTCCTCGCAGTCCATGCCTTATCCCTTGCTTCCTGCAAAGTCATAAGCGGATATTTTCCGACAGTCAGGATTTTCTCCTTACCGTCAATCTTGTAGCGAAGCTGCCATACCTTTTTCCCTGATACAGGGACATAAAGGTACAGGCCATTACCATCGAGAAGGCGGTATGGTTTTTCTTTCGGCTTTGCTGCTTCAATCTGCTTAACGGTGAGCATGGGTAAAAATCCGGTGGGTAAAATTATTTTATCCACTTTTTACCCGTCATGGAGTGCGGCTGTCAACGATCTGACGCGAACCATTACGAACTGTTAATCTACGGAAGGCTTGATATTCAGGGGATTTTGCGGACTGGTACGGATGGGAGCGAACTGATAAATGGCGTCCCCTGCAGGAATCGAACCTGCAATTAGCCCTTAGGAGGGGCTCGTTATATCCATTTAACTAAGAGGACAATGCGGCATGAGTATACCCGCTAATGGAGTGCGGGGTAAGTACGCTGCCGCTCGATTGCTTAAACCCTCGCCATTTATGCCGGGTTTTTATCATTTTTCTTAATGTTTTCCGCACGTTCTGCTTTTTGGCGTGCTTCTGCTTTACGCTTGTTGCTCATGTCGTTACGAATCTGTGCATGACTCATTAACGCGAAGATAAAGGTGCCGCCGCAGATGTTCCCCGCTAAAGTAGGTAGTGCGAAGGGCCAGATGAAATCGCTCCAGTGCAGCGTACCGTTAAACACCAGATAGAGGATTTCAACAGAACCGACCACGATATGGGTGGTGTCACCCAGGGCAATAAGCCAGGTCATCAATATAATCACCACAATCTTTGCCGCACCTGCTGCAGGAAACATCCATACCATAGTGGCGATCAGCCAGCCGGAAATGATCGCGTTGGCAAACATCTCGCTGGGGGTGTTCTTCATCACATCCATGCCGATTTTGACAAATGCATCGCGAGTTTCTTCATTGAAGATAGGCATATATTCAAATGCCCATGCAGCAATACCTGTCCCGAGAATATTACCCAGCAGCACGACGCCCCATAATCGCATAAGTAAGCCGACGTTGCTCATTGTCGGTTTTTGCATGACGGGTAGTACCGCAGTCACGGTGTTTTCGGTAAATAATTGCTGGCGGGCCATAATGACGATAATAAAACCAAAGGTATAACCGAGATTCTCCAGTAAGAAGCTGCCCGGCACACCTTCCAGTTCGACATGAAATATCCCTTTTGCCAGTAACGAAGCGCCCATCGACAGACCCGCCGCAATGGCTGACCACAGTAGCGCCATTGCGTCGCGTTCCAGCTCTTTTTCACCATCCTGGCGGATATGCTCATGAATTGCCATCGCCCGGGAGGGGAGTCGGTCTTCATCTATTTCTATTTTTTTGCCGCGCTCTTTTTCTTCGCTCTCAACTTCAATTTCGTCGCTGTGTTGATCAATTTTGTCGTTGTCCAT